GTGAGGGTGGGGAGTGTTGCTTGCTTTGCGTCTAGTGCGCTTTGTAAGTCTGTTTGAGATGAGAGTGTGCCGGTGATGGATCCCCAAGCTGTGCCACCAGAAGGAACACCAAGAGCAATTGCAAGCTCTGCACGTGTAATTTTTTTTGTCTCAGTTGCTGATGTGTCGACAATCGGTAGAACGTCATCGGAAGCCGTTGCAGCTCCGGTTATGGCCGTTAACTCTGAAATCTTCTTATCTGCCATCTAAACCTCCTATGCTAAAATCCCAGACCCATCCTCTTGAAGTAACGGATCAGAGTTTTCTTGCACGATAAAATCTTCACCTACAGGTATCGGATCGTTTGGATTAATGATCCATCCTTCGTCCGTTTGAGTCACACTAATCGTTCGAACCAGTGACCCACTCACATAAACTTCGTAAAAATGTCCCGCTGTTAAATCGTAAAATCGAACTTCTTTATTTGTCCAAGAACCGCCACCATGTAGTTTATCTAAATACAGAGAAAGGATTGGGTAGTAATCGTTAACGTTTACAATCCGTCTAGCTGTTTGGCCTCGTAAATCCTGCCTATAGCTTTGAAACTCTCTATCGGTAATGCTTCTAGGAAGTGCCACTTAAATCCTCGGCTTCGCTTAACTCTACTTTTTCATAGTACCAAGCACACCAAAGTTTTTTTCCGTTTTCCTCAATCTGTTGAATGTCTTGGAAAAGAATCCTTCGATTCATCTCCCGATTTAACTTAAGCATGGCGAGCCGCAAACCTTTACGAGTTAAAGCAGTAACCGATTGCGGTACTGTCAAACTATCGTAGTGATCTGCGGCCCTCACGCTCATTTATTTAATCCTTAGACAACGCCCAAGAATTTGTAGATCAATGCAGATTTTCCAGCTGCAGCTCCGTTAACAGCGATTTGCAGAGGATCAATTCCAATTACTTGGTCAAGAGCCATCAACTTAGCATCAGTGCCGTATTCGATAGCATCTTGCATTCCAAGTTTTGCACCTTTTTGAAGTGCGAAGCCTACGCCGTTTCTCTCGTACATGTAACCAACTGCACCAGAGATCAAGTTCGACACAATGACTGGAATCCCGAAGATTTGTCCAACAGGACGAACATTTGGAATGTTTGGAGCACCAAACACAGACGCATCTTTGAACTCAGTCAATTTGAGAATATCGCCGTACAAGTTTGGAGATACTGCCAAAAACACTTCGTTCAGGTCGGAGTTTTTCTCAATCAATGCTTGATAACCATCTACGATTTTGTCGTAGGTGATTGCAGCTGCGGCACCTGTTGTATTGAAGAATGCGCTTTCCATTGCAGCAATAATCAACTCATCCACTTTACGTGCATGGGCTTGTGCTGCTTTTTGAGCGAACAACAATTGAATATCAGGAACTGCTTGATACTCGTCGAAGCTATCAACCAACCAAGACACATAAAGGTTATGGTCTAGGTCAATCGTATCAACTGAACCTGTTGGAGCTTGTGGAACTCCAGCGACTCCAGAAGCACGAGAAGATGCAGTAAAAGTCGTAAACTTTGGTACTTTTACAGTCTTTGCACCTTTGATAGCTAATGCAGACCAATCAGAGATTGTAGGAAGCAACTTTGCAGCTGCACCAAGTTCTTTTTGCACCAATGCAGATATAATATCTGCTTTGACTGCGCTTAATTCGGTATTACCAGTAATTGCCATTTATCCCCCTAAAATTTATCTATTTCAGCTGTTTAAATGCTGAAACTAATTCGTCCCTAGTCATCTCGTGGATGGACTTCTTGGACGTTTGGTTATTATCAATGACAACGCTTTTCACCTCTTTGACCTGCTTTTGAAAAAAGTAAGGCTTCTCTTTCGAGAGCTTAGAAATTCTTTCTTCAATCACCGTCTCATCAGGCTTTAACTCGTCGTCAACTTGAACATCTGACCAATTTTCTACCCTCAGAATATCCTCTACGGCTTGTGGATTGGCTCCGTGTTTCAAAGCTTTCTCCTTAATCGTAGACCCAAGAACATACATTCTAGTTGCAGTCTGAAGCTTCAAAATCTTCTCGTCTTTCTCCTGAAGAATTTTGGAATAGTTTCCAGCCTCTTCAGCTTCTTTTTGACGATACTTTTCAAGCTCAGACTCTAGTTGTCTTGCCTTTTCCTTTGCGTTCTTAGCCTCACCGACTGTTCGTCGATAAGTCTCGTAAGCTACGGAATCTTTTTTCTGTTCTTGTGAATTATCTGGCTGGCCGCTGGCCGCATCAGGTTGGACACTGTCCTTTTGGTCTTCAGTACTCATTTATTATTTCCCCTTTTATCCGGCATTGTCAACTTCTACGCCTAGGCCGGAGTCTTCGACGTAAAAACCTATTCACAATTTGTAGAATGTTTTGTTCAAATCTTTTTCGTACACCAATGAAAGGGCGATCTTTAGACACAAGCCTTGATAGTTCGGCATTATCTATTTTTGATTTAATTTCTTTGATCTCGCCTTTTTTCGTTCGGTAGCTGTATGGCTTCCTGTCACCATCTGCAAAAATACGAACTAACCCACGATCAACAACGTAGATAATGCTGTTTACTAGCTGCCCAGTCAGAGAAAGGTTTGATCTTTTAGGTGAAAAAACGTCAGAAGGTCCAGACGATTTTGCAATCTCAGTTCTCTTCTGCACCCACTTAGGAGTAAGAGATTTAAACTTTTCCTCTGTTACGTTTGAAACCCCTCGTCTTGTTTGTCCTTTAATATCTCTTACAGTTGCTTCACCGATTTCATTTAAAAGGGCAGTATCTCGAATGACTTCTTTTAAAAGCCTACTTGTGTCGTTTTTGGCTTTCTGTAGTGAGGAAGGATTGACCTTAAACTTGATCGGCATCTTCTTCCTCGTTAATGATGCGCCTTAAAACGTCTTGAGCTTCTAATAATGCGTCATCACGCTCTCTTAATACGGCCTCTTTTTTAATAGCCATAAGATCAGATCGAAAATTAGAAAGAATATCTTTTTTAATCTCGTCATACCCAACTCCAAAAAACGGCCTAGGTTTTCTCAAACGATTAGGATCTTTTGACCCTTTCATTCCTGTCTGATGTCCGTAAGCTTTTGCATTCTCTAAGTCGTCATTAAAACCAATGGTGATTTTGTTCCCGCTCTCTTCAATGATGTCGACCGAGTTTAACATGTCACCTGTAAGCTTAAGATCAACAGGGTTTGACTTCCCAAAGGCTTTAAAGTCTAGGCTGTTTTGGTATTCTTTGGAGTACGTTCCAAGGCTTCCACCGTAAGCAGACTCACCACGTTCTGTACGTTCTACCATACGATCAATGATCGCCTGTGCAATCTCACGCTTTAAAGCTACCTCGTCCGTCAAATCAACATCGGTTAACTCATCGAAGTTAATTTCTTGAGATACTTTAAAACTAGAATTGTCTAATTTAAGCCCCTTGATTTTGCTCATCTAGAAACTTCCTTGCTTCTTCTAGTGAAATGCCTCTGTATTTTGCCACAGCTTCAAGCTGTGTAATCAATCCAAGTTCAAGCTCTAGCCTCAAGGTGTCTAGCATCTCAGGTCTAGTCATGATCTGCTCAGGCTTTTGGTATTCAATCGAAACCTCAACCTCATCAGGAATAGCTCCCACGTTTTCAAGCTCGAATCCTTCCGCTCCACCATATAGGTTGATGTATTTAGAAATGATTTTAACTAACCGATTCTCTGCTTTTCTAAACAAAGAAATGTCATCTTCAGAAGGCTTAAAAGCATCAATCATCGCTAGGAATCGCTCATATCCTGAAGTGAATGAAAGCTTGTTACCTTTTGCATTGATTAGGTTTGGATCAACATCCGAGCAGGTTAGGAATAAGCTTAAAAGTGCAGAGTCAAAGTTTAAAAGAGCATCAAGGTTTACGTTTGGATTTGTAAAACCAATCTCCATGTCCTGACCACCGTGAGAGCGTGGAAGCTTAAAAAGCTTATTAGGACCAAACTGGAAATCAGTCTTAAGCTGTTCTTCATCCCCTTTAGCCCACCCTACTGGCATTCCTTGAAAACGCTTTGCTTGTCCTGCATCTGACATAGAAGCGTTTAGCTGAACTGTAAAATCTGCCGATGATTCAACGGCAGTCTTCCAGTATCCACCGTATTTCTCCCCTGACACTTCAAGGATAGGGATAATTCCTAAAGGGTTTTCTATGTTGTTTGATAAAATCTGCCCTTTAAGGTTCATGATGAAGTTGTAATCATGAGACCAAACAGTCATGACTGAATCGTCTCCATTTGCATCCACAAGCTCATCCTCGCCTTCTGGATCAATTCTAAAGTACCTTACTTGCTTTGCGCTTAGTCCGTAGGCTTCCGCTGCTTCAGGGTCAACAGGAGAGGATACAATATCCAAGTTGTTATTATAAATAACGCTTGCGCCAATGGTCTTTAATCCAATTTGTCCAATAGTAGGAGTGACTTGCAAGTGCGCTTGTGATGAAAGCTTATAAATCTGGTTAAGCTTTAACATGATCGAATCTATCCCCATTTGTTGATAGATTTTGGATAAGTACTCGGCTTGTGTCTCGGTACAATTTAAGAACTTTCTGACTGGTTCTTTTGAGTAAAGTTTAGCGGATTGATTGACTACCTTCTTACAGATATTTGCAAAAGAAAGAGTGATAAAATCGTCATTATTAACATAAAACTTTTTAAGCTGCTCACGAACATACGGTTCAATGACCCCTGTGTAGATATCTAGTTGTTCTTCTGATCGTCTTTTACGCTCTAAAGACTGTTGGTCTTCGTAAGATTCTCTAAGGCGTGTTGCGATTGTATTAGCTGAAAGCATTTAATATCTCCCCATATTGATAGGACTACTTTTAACAATTTTAGGAACTAGCCCGTATCCCAATGCGGCCACAACGTGTTGAGCGAAAAAAGAATCATCCTCGTCGTATGTTGATCCTTTTCTTGCTTTTGTGCCGTTTAACCCCTCGTCTAGTAATTTTGCATCTTTATAGATTAGAAGTCGAGTTTTGCCATTCCCATCTTTACAAAGTGAATTGACTACGTTCTGCCTAACACGAATTGCAGGGTTAGCATTTGGGATGCGCCACTTGATAACAAGTGCAGGATAATTTCTTTTTAAATAATTACCTACAATATCCCAGTCTGAAAACTTTCCTCGTGTATCTCTTGCACGGCCAGAAGCATCTCCGCATATCGTGATTTCTCTAAGGTTTGCAAAAAGACCATAATCATCCCAATGCTCCAAAGCTTCCTCCGTTCTAGCTGATTCAATAGCGAATGTTTTAAACACATGATGATCGTCGTATCGATCCGTAAGAAAAGCGCAGGAGGACATGGGCTTTCCTTGGCCAATGTTAAAGTCAAAGCTTAAAGTCACATCGCCTTGAGTGTTTTTCCAATCGAAAGAATAGTCCCTGTAGTTTTGTTCTGTCTCGTATCCGTAATAAAGCTTCTCACCGTGCAGAGTGACCCATTTACCGTAGATTAAGCGTTCCGCTAGTTTTGGGTGCATGTCCTTCTTTAATTGCTCGATGTAAGAAGGCGGGAGGAAAGGGTTTTGCAGAGTGTTCGAGTAAAAGACTCGTCTTGAAGGCTGCTTATCTCTGATAAAGTATCTAGCCACCCAGTGAGTAGGATCATCAGGGTTTGTAGCTGCAATGATGAACTTTTCTTTTACGTGTAGCACCCTTCCGATACGTGCCTTGATTTCAAAAAA